AAGAAAATAAATGGAAGAACAAAAACAAAACTCACAGGTATTCTTTTATCTGAATGCTACTATTCAATTATGTGCAGTGTTTGCATTTCAACAACTTGCAGTTATTTGGCCTTTCTATATTGTAATGGCAATGATCTGTATAGTAATTGCAATTCAAACACTAGGAGCTAGTGTTGCATTTTCTGGTTTTGGATTAACACCGCCAGCGTCAAAAGTAATCGTTGCAAATACAGCCGGAATTAATGTTTTAATTTCACTCCTTTACATGGTATCATCTTACCATATCTATCTTATCGGTTTTGTGGGGTTTGCGTGGGTTGCAGCAACACATTCGGTAATTCACCTTCTTACTAATTTAATGGGAGCAAGTAAAAATGACAGCAGTTCTGTACATCATGATGAGAAATGACTTGAACTCTCTTAATTCAGGCAAAGCAATTGCACAAGGTTCACATGCTGCAAATGCATTTGTTTATCATTTCAATGGTTATGCACAAGAATACAATTCCAAATCAGTTCATGAAAGTATTCAAACGGCTACCATGAACGGGTTCAACGAGTGGGAACAGTCAACCACTCAGGGGTTCGGAACCGTCCTGGCCCTCGAAGCCAGAATGGCTGATATTATCCCTGTAGTCTCCATTTTTAATGCTATGGGCTATGTGGCTGGTGTCGTGCACGATCCTACATATCCAATTGTTGATGGTGAAGTAGTCCATCACATTCCGCTGGATACCTGTGCATATATCTTTGTTCCAAATAAGGAAAAGGACGAGATTGCAACTGTTCTGCTGAAAAGGTTTCCGCTACACAGATGAAAGATTATAGATTATATCTATCTTACACTAAAAGTACACTTAGAGTGATTGCATTTGGTGGTCTTGCATTTGGTTTTATTGCAGCACATATAACTGCAGGATTGCTATTACTCGCCGAATTGATCCGAATTGCAGAGGAACGAAAGTGAAGATTACTGATTATAATTATATTGGTAGTGCAATCGGAAATGCATACTTCAGCGGTGTTTCATTTAATGAACTCTGGGATTGTGTCTTTATGTCAGAGACACCAGGTGAATTAGACGCTGCAATATCTGCCACAATTAGATTAAAGGAGCTCTCGAACAATAATGAGAATTGATAATGAAATTAAATTGGATTATAATTCAGTACTTATTCGGCCAAAGCGAAGTACTCTTGGTAGTCGAGCAGAAGTAGATTTAGAACGCAAATTTACATTCCGTAATTATAAACCCAATTTTTCTGATAGTTTTGAAGATTGGCATTACCGTGGTGTTCCTATTATGGCTGCCAATATGGATGGTGTTGGAACTTTTGAGATGGCTGATACGCTGGCACGTCAGGGGCTATTCACCTGTTTGGTCAAGACATATCCCGTAGAGGAGCTGATTACCTACTTTAACTATGACACAGGTGATCGCTACCGTACTGATCATGTTGCAATGAGTATCGGTATCAGTAATTCAGATTATGATAAATTTTGCAAAGTATATCTTTCACTAAGTGAAAGACTGAAGTATCTATGTATTGATGTTGCAAATGGTTATACAGAAACATTTGTAACACATGTTCGTAACATTCGTGAAAGATATCCCGAACTTGTAATCATCGCTGGTAATGTTGTTACTGGAGAAATGACGGAGGAACTTATTCTTGCTGGAGCAGACATCATTAAAGTTGGGATTGGCCCTGGGTCGGTTTGTACGACTCGTATCCAGACCGGCGTGGGTTTTCCGCAACTATCCGCAGTCATCGAGTGTGCTGATGCTGCTCATGGTCTCGGCGGTCACATTATCGCTGATGGTGGGTGTTCTACACCTGGGGATGTAGCCAAAGCATTTGCTGCTGGTGCAGATTTTGTAATGCTCGGTGGGATGCTTGCAGGTCATGATCAGGGCGGCGGAGAAGTAATTACCAAATACTATAAAACAAATGAGATAAACTCATATGCAAAAGATGATGCAGGGTTTTTGATACAAGATTATAAAATTGAAGAAAAACAGTTTGTTAAGTTTTACGGGATGAGTTCAAAATCCGCCAATGATAAACACTTTGGCGGACTGAAAGATTATCGTTCATCTGAAGGTAGGACTGTATTGACAAAATACAAAGGTGATGTTAATATAACCATACAGGATATTCTTGGTGGAGTCCGGTCAACATGCACATATGCAGGAGCATCAAAACTGAAATATCTTTCAAAATGTGCAACATTTATCCGTTGCACTGAAACTCATAATCGAATTTATGAATCATCTACAATTGGAAATTAAGGAGACTAACATGAACGACACTAACAGTGCATATAATGTAACAGCAGATGAACTTCGCCAGTTTATTGAGCGCCACGAGCAATTTGACTCAGAAGAAAAAGAAATTAAAAATCAAAAGAAAGAACTAATGCAGGAGGCCAAAGGTCGGGGCTATGATACGAAAGTAATGAAAAAGCTGATTGCTCTTCGAAAGCGTGATGCAGATTCTATCGCCGAAGAAGAAGCCGTTCTAGAAATGTACAAGTCTGCGCTAGGGATGCAATGAAATACTATGCAGGGATAGGTTCTAGGGAAACACCCAAAGATATATGCCTGTATATGACTGCAATAGCCAAGAGATTAGCGTCTCTTGGCTATACCTGTAACTCTGGTGGTGCTGATGGCGCTGATACTGCATTCGAAAGAGGCGCAGTTATTAACAGACAAATCTTTCTTCCTTGGGATGGATTTAACAAAAGATATATTGACACACTGACTAAACTACATGGTGAAGGTAGTTATATAGTACCATCATTTAATGCCGATCTTGTTGAAAAATACCATCCAAAACCAAGCGCTTTGTCAGATGAGGGGTGGAAATTTATGTCTAGAAACTCATATCAGGTACTTGGAAAAGATTTGAAAACACCCGTGGAATTCGTTCTATGCTGGACACGTGATGGTAAAGCTAGGGGTGGAACTGGACAAGCTCTTCGGATTGCCAAAGATCGTAACATACCCATCTTTAATTTCTATCATGGTTATGAAGAGTTTTCAAGATACATGACCATGACATTACTTTCAACTTGACAAATCTTTTGTTTACAAATGAATACAGTTGGTTTATATTGATTCTATAGAGGAGAATTACCATGACCAAATCAAACGACAAAAAAGATCAAGAGTTCCATTCTGTTGTGAAACTTGCAAAACTTCTTGCAAAGAAAACAAAAAATAAAACCGATGAAAAATACATGATCATAATGATCCGCAATGCTATTTTTTCTCTGCCTTCAGTATATACTGGTTTAATTTCAGAAGAAGCACTTGAACTACCATATGATAAAAGAACAAAAGAACACTTCTATGGAAGAACTGAAAGTGCAAAAAGGTTGGTCCATGAAATTAAAACCAACCCCAAAAGGAGTGAAAAAGCTCTTATCTTATTCCTGAAAAGTCGTTCAAGAGTTCATAAAGTCACGGCAAAACAAAATAATCTTCTCAAACAATATAACAAAAAGAATCCTGGTATTCACTGGCGCAAGGCATATAAAGACTGTGGAATTGATCTGTTGAAACAAGATATCAATACTAAAAATGGCAAGCGATATGCATATTTTATCGGATCTACCGAATATAAGTCTATTGCAGATGTAGCAGAAGATTATGGGATTTCAATTTCCGGTGCTTCATACAGATTTTTTAAGTCCGTTAGTCATAATCATTCACACTGGAACGCAGAATTGATTTCATAATAAAAAAGGCGGATCCGAAGATCCGCCAAGTTATTGGATGGTCCCGGTTGTTTCCGGGACCTTTTATTTTTATTAGAGAAGGTTGCGAACAAGAACTCTTCTGTAGTACTTGTTGGTATTTGCGGTAAGAGCGCCAAGACCCTGGCTAGAACCTTGAGCGAATGGGTTAGCAACCATACCGTAACGGGTTTTGAAGCCGATTTTTGGCTGGAAGCTGTCCTCACCGATAGCGCGAACCATCTGTAGTGGAACGTATGGGCAATAGAAGATACCTGCGTCGAAGGATGAGGAACCTTTATAACCAACAACTAGGTAGTTATTAGCAGCATATGGGTCAATGTAAACGCGGAAGCGACCATTTAGAACACCTGCGAAGGTGTTGCCGGTGTCGTCAACATTGAGTGCATTTGAGTTAAGTGCTGGTGTATAATCAAGAACACCTGCCATCTGAAGAGCAGAAGCAACGTCTGAGGAACAGATAACAATGTTACCCTTACCACGTCTGGTGTCTTTTGCGATCTGGTTAGCTTCACGTTCGATCTGGAACATAAGTCCCTTGAACTTTTCAACTGACCAACGGCCGTTAGCATCTACGTCAAGGTCGAATACACCGACAGCTGAAGTGTTTGCAGCACCTGAAACTGCTGAGTTATAGATTGTGCGAACAACTTCTCTGTTGATTTCAACAAGGATTTCAGAAGAAAGGATGTTTGCAAGTTCTGTTTCAGCGTCTAGACCATGAACTGCTTTCAAGTCTTGTGCAAGTTCAGTGGTGTATTCTGCTTTAAGCGCACGGCTCTTAGCTTCTACAGCAACTTTTTCAATTGAGAAAGCCATTTCAGCAAACTGACCACCGGTTGTACCAAGTGCTTCAGCGGTTGTGGTTGACATTGCAGTACCAGTATTTGCACTTGCAGGTGAACCAACGGTATTTGTTGAACCTGAACCAGTGCCGTCTGTAGTATGTGTACCAGCACCTGAATAATCGGTATCAGCTTCATTATAGAAAGCTTCGTTGTTGCTGTTTGCAGTGCCATACTTAGAGCGCATAGCGAAGATAAGTCCGGTTGGACCAGTCATTGGCTGAACACCAGCAATATCGTATGCGATAAGGTTTGGCATGGAACGGCGAACAAGGCTGATAAGAACTGGGTCATAACCAGCTACAGGACCACCGGCATCAGCGCCTGAGCTGAAACCTGTTGAACCGTAACCACCAGCATTCATTGTTGGTGTTTCCATTAGAAGTGAAGACATAGAAACAGATGTTCTATCTTCACGCATAGAGCGTTCGGTATTCTCGAGGATAGTTGCAGTAGTTGATCTTCTTTGGGCATCTTGGATAGGTGCGAAGTTTGCGTGCTCAAGAATTGGGCCCCACTTTGCAACTAAATCGCGATTTGATAGACTCATTTTTGTCTCTCCTTATTGTTGTTATCTTATAGATTTATTTATAATTTTATTATTTTCACTTAAACTGTTTTGAATTTAGAGCATTAACAATTGCATTTACAGAGTCATATGCAGAAACTTTCTTTGGGGCGGTTTCTTCAAGCATAATTTCATTTTCTTCATCATCAACAGCAGACTCAGTGATTACTGGTGACTTTGATTTAAAGAATGACTCTTTAAGAGTAGAAAGATCTGATGAATAAGAATCAAGATTATCTACATCTAACTTTTCAGAAAGAATACGGAAGCGTTCTTTTTGTGAAGTTGTTAGACCTTCAGAAAGTTCTTCGAAGATTTTTTCTGCCTGTAGCATTTCAACTGCTTCAGAAAGTTCGATGTTTGCATTGATTGTTTTATTAACTTCTTCTTTAAGTGAAGCAATTTCTTCTTCTAAATCAGCAACAATATCAATTGTTGATTCATCAATTTCTACATTGTGCTCGTAAAATAGTTCTTTAAGGCCATCCATGAATGATTCTGCCATTTGGACCTTAATACCAGATTCGATTGCAACGGTATTTTCTTCCATCCATTCAGAAACAATATAGTCAAGATAATTGTCAAGATTTTCAACAATCTCTTCCATTGCTTCGTTAACAGATTCTTCTAACTGTACAGCAAATTCTTCTTCTAGTGAAGCAGCAATTTCATTGGCTTTTGCAGTGGAAGCTTCATTGACAGCAGCTTCAAATACTAGTGAAAGTTTACCTTTAAAGTCTTCAGAAAGATCAAGACCTTCAAATAATGAATCAAATGATTCTGAAGCATCTACGTCTTCTTTCACTTCAGGTGTAACGCCTGAAGCAGCACCAAGTTTATCAGCAGTTGGATCAACTTTCTTTTTAACATCTGCCAACTTAGGTTTGATAGCACCACCCGCTGGTGTTACTGGATCAGGAACTTCTGCACCTTTGACAACATCACCACCGCTGTGATCCGCCTTAAACTCTTGTAAATTGTGTTCTGACATTTTGTTCTCCTTCTTATGGATTTAATTTAATCTCATAGTTTATTTATAAAAAAGTAAATTTATTTATCCTTTTAAAGAACCTATAAAGTTTTCAAATATTCTAAGAGCTTTTGATTCACTAATGGGATTACGAGTGGCAACTTCTTTCTTAAGTTCCTTAACTGTTTCTTCTAATTGTTCCATTACTCTCCAATTACCTGATGCTATATCATAGTAATATTCAGTATTTTCCATGATACCTTTTACAAAGCAATTAGGACCTGAAGGGTCTGTAACAATATCAACAGTTGCAAGGTGAAAATCATCTTGTACTTCCATTATGCCTTGCTTTGTTGCCTTTACAGAACCAAGACCTCTAGTAGATACTCCAACTTTAACACCCTCATCAATGAAAGTCTTTACAATTTGACCCATTGGTGTTGAAAGGATCTTTGCCTTACCAATGAAATTTGACCCATCTCTTTTCATTTCAGTGATTAGGTGAGAAACTCTATCACCATTAATTTGTGGACCATTTGGATGACCAAGTTCACCTAATGCTCTCTTTGTTTTGATATATTGATCATTATAGCGATTCATTTCATTTTCAAGTATTGTAGAAGGATAAATTCTACCATTACGATTTTGAATATCTCCCTGCATGAAGATACCTTCTATAAAATAGCCTTTTTTGCCATCTTCTGAAGCTTCAGTAATCACCATGCAATCGTCATCATATACTTCTGTTATTAGTTTCATAACTTGTTTCCTTTTTTATTTTTATTTATAAGATTATGAACCTGAATCATTTGTAAGCAACCGGGGTACATTTAATAGCAGTATTTGCTTCAACTGTATCGGTCGCTC